TCTTGTTGATGTTGCATTAGATGCATCTGCATCCCATTCAAAACATTCACCATTAAAGATTAAAGCAATAAGTGTACTACCTAAATTGTCCAAGGACCATAAACCCGGTTCTGCAACTGAGTCAGTGCTTGAAGATGCTTGACCCCATGCTGCATAATCACTTATATTTGTAACGGTCGCTCCATTACTGTGAGTAGCATTAGTCGTACCCCTGACATTTCTAGTAATTCCAGTTAAGTCGCTTCCTGAAACACCTGTGTAAGATATTTCTTCATTGTCTACTTTAATATAGTTTGTTCCTGTAGTTGGAAATCCAACAGTAGATACAAGAGTTATACTTGTTCCTGATCCACCAGTACCATAAGCATTGGCACTTAATGATCCATTTAAAGTTGATGTTTGAGGAGCTGTAACAGTTCCACCCCATTGAGATATTCCATAACCATAAACTCCAACCTGTTCAGCTGGTCCTACATGGTAGTATTGGTAATAAGTTATCCCTCCAGAAGTAGCAGCTCCTGCTCCTCCTTCATTACCATCCATTGTAATTGTAAGTGTAGTTGTCGTTGGAACAGATGTAACCATAAATTTTTTATCACAAAAATCTGAAGCTCCAAAATTAGAACCTGTAATAGCACTAAATGTACTTGTGTCTCCAAACAATATAATATCTCCTGCTGCAAAATTATGTGCAGTAGAAAAAGTTAAAGTAACTTCTGGATCTCCATTGCTAGTGGTGAATGCATTTGTAATTGCTGTTCCTGATGGATTAACTAAAGGATGAATATCGTAATAAACTCCTCCAGAATATACATATAAAATTCTATTAGTTCCTATTGCAGCATATTTAATACCATCTTTATTGACCATATGATGTAGGCCCCTAGCTGCGCCAGTCAGTTTACTGTCGCCTAATTGTGACCAACCACCTATTTTTTCAGGTGTACCATATCTAAAACGTACATTTTCACCGCCTGTCCATTGAGACTCAGCTCCGGTAGATGTAACTTGTTTATTGAATCCTGGTAAAAATCCTAATTTTTGTAGCATATAAAAACCTGTTTATCAGGTAATATAACAGATTGTAGGCTATTTCAACAGCTTTATAGATTCAGGACTAAGCCAATTCTATTGTCATTTATCTTATGTGTAGGGACTTCGTGATACAGCCAAGATGGCCACAATAAAAGACTTCCTACTACAGGTTTATATGAAATAGTACCAAAAGTATTTGGATTTTTAGGATCTAAAACTGGCCAACTTGCATACTCTCTAACGTGGATTGGATCACAAAAATTTATTTGAGCAGAACCCTCTGGTACTTTTAAATATAGAATTCCCGATAATTGATATTTATGTATATGTCTTTCTTGATAAGATCCTTTATTTAATTCTGTAGTAAAAAAGTAAGGATCAAATTTTTTAGATATTTGACTATAGTCAAAACCCAAATCAGTTAGGTATGTTTTAGCCACCTGTTTTAAGTAAGTTACAAAGCCTTTATATTCAGGTTGAGTGGCTAAGTTATACTTTGTACCATAAGTAGTTCTTCCTTTATAGAATCTTTCTCTATTAATCTTTTCATCGTCTAAATATTTAAGGGATGGTTTTAATAATTTTTTTGACCACTCGGGAGCAGAGTGAGATAGTATTGGAACTGGAAACCAGTTCTCTATTTTATAATTATTTAGATTCATTGAAGATTTCTTTCATAGTCTTATCACATATGATCTCCATATTGATAGATAGTCTTAGCTCCTTAGATTCTACATTTATAGGGTTATGCCACAACCACGCTGGAAAGATATATAACTCATTTGTTCTAGGTGTTATCTTTAATATATCCCCTCTTCTACTTTTAAATTCTATTTCACCACCTTTCATTTTTTTAGGTATGTGTAGATAATAAACTGAATTAATTGTAGAAGTCATTAGATGATTATGCCAGTTAACAGAAGGAATAAAATCTTGGTTAGAAGCTACAGCAAAGCAAAATGGTCTATTTAATTTCGGGTTTAAATTAAATTTTACTAAGTGTTTTTGAGCAGTTTTAACAAATTGATTATATAAGTTTTTAGTAAATGCGTCTTCTTTAAGAACATAGTTATTATCCCAATCAGCTCTTTTTATCTGATTAATAACTTTCCTGCGTATACTTTCCTGTTCTTTTTCTTTAAAAGAATAAAAATCCTCAATTCGTATAATTGGGAAATCTTTCATTATCTAGGAATCTTTTTTTCCACTCTTTTAAATTTTGAAGGTAGTCCTAAATGGGGTCTTCTATCCAAAGCATTTTCCTCGGACCCTGGTGTTTTTACATCATTATAATGTAGAAAGACTTGTGCAGAATAATTACCAGTGTATGGTTCTCTCCAGTGTTCTAACAATTGCCCACGATAAACCAACATATCTCCTGGTTTTAAATTAACTTTAACACCTTTAGATTTAGAAGGCATATATTGGCCAGTCGTTGGGTTGTTGCCACCTTCTTCTGGATTTGGATTTAAATAAATAGGCCAGTTAATATCACCACCTAAATGAAGTGTCGTAGATATTTCACAACTAAACCTGTCTTTATGTTTTCTTAATATATCTTTTACTTTATAAATTCTAGCATATGAATAGTTTTCATACAGCTTAGTGCCAGTAACTTTTTCCATTTTAGGCTTTAATTTTGTTAACAAAGTCTCCATAGCAATGTCTCCATAATGCGAATACGTACCCGGAACTTGTGGATCACCCCATGTACCCCAATCAGAATTAAACTCAGATAAATATCTCATAGTTGTAAATGTTTGTAAGACTCTTCTTTTCATTAAAAGATATATTTTTAAAAACTCCGCCATCTCTGGAGTTATGGCTTTTTTAATTATTGTATAGTTATCTTTTTTCCAATTCATTCTTTATCGATAGTTAAAATTTATTAATACTCTAATTTTTTCATTTGTGCAAGTCGTTCCCTGATGTTCTTGATTTGCATTAAACAATACTATTGTATTTTTTTTAGAAGCTACTTTATTATCTTTAAAAATAGTGTGACCATTGTTACTATTAATATATAATATAGCACCTTTACAATTGTAGTCTTGATCAGTGTGCTTTTCAAACTTGTGGATTCTAGATGTTCTTGGTACTAAATTAGCTTTTATTCTAATAACTTCTTTTACTTTTAATTTCTGCAGGACAGGTTCTATTAAATTGTAAGCACTAGAATTAACAAGACCATCTGCAAAAACAGTATGCGTTAATTGATAGTTATTAAGATCATTATCGTCGTCCTCTTTATCAACTTTAGTATTGTTATAATACCAAGGAAATCTTGAACTTAACATCATGTCTTTGATTGCATTAAAATCTTTTTGATTCAAAAAGTTATTTTTTATTTTTATCATTTTGTAAATTCTTTAATATTACTTCTATTGCATCAAACGCTTGCAGTGCTGTCCAATTACGTTCTTCATGATTATGAAAAGATCTACACATAAAAAAATAATCATAATCAAACTTTGCTATTTCTTTTATATCTAATTTAGTATCTATTACGTCGTTGTTCAATAGGACAAAATCTTTTCTCCAGTCTTGGTATCTATTAAAAGAAGAATTATAGTTAGCTATCCAAGTGCACCCTGTAATTCTACCGCTTTTCATATAATGACCTAACCAATTACCCGATAAGAACCCCGCTTCTAAAGGTTCAGATTGTAGGTATTGTATGTCATGATGGTGGTCTACGTTTACACAATATACAGGTTCAGCTAAAGTATCTACAATCTTATTTATTTCTCTATGTGACTGCGCTAAAACTATTTTTTTAAATTTATTTTTTTTAAAGATAGGAACTAAAACCTCTAACAATTCTTTGGCGTCTCTTGGAGGACCAACCCAATCTATGTCTATTGATAATAAATTTTTTACCATGCTACCTTATAGTTAAATGCTATTGAAACTCTTTGTTTGTTTAATTTGTTTTGTTTTACATAGTGGATTAAATAACCTGGAAAGATAACAACCTTACCAGTTTTAGGAACTACATCCCAAGTAAAAGAATTGTAATGATTCCAATCTTCTACCATTTCGTCATGTATCACATACTGTAATTTAGAATTTGGATTTAATAATTGTAATTTGCTGCACCCTTCTTGTGCGTAAGGAAAATAAACTATGGCTAGATCAGCTGTTGGGTGTTGGTGTGGCATAGAAATATTATACGAACCATAATCATTAATCCATGCATCTATACAAATTTGTTTTGTGTCTTGTTTATATTGCAAAATTTTATGTGCTTCGTTAGCTATTTTATTTACTTGATCAAATACTTCTTTAAATTCTGTTACTAGTTTTGGGTTATGAAATATATTTTTTTGTTTATAGTCATCGGCAGTTTCTAATGCATCAGCACATTTATCTGTAATTCTATCGTGATCCAAATTTAATTCTTTTTCTATTAAAAAAGAAGAAAAGATATTATTTATTTGTAGGTCCTTCATTTCTTAAATGATTTGTTATCAGCTTTCTAACTGCCTGTAAATTAAAGTGTATAAACCTGTAGTCATCAACTCCAGCATCAACGGTAAAACCATGATTTAAATAAGCAGGAAAAAATATCATTGTTCCAGGTTTAGGTTTATAGTGTATTAAAGGTGTAGCCATAGAAACACCAACAGGATCTTTTATTGGTAAGTCATTCATTGTTTTTGCAATTCTAGGATCATTAAAAAATGGCACTGCAGTTCTTTCACTACATCTTAAAAAATAAAAACCAGATATATGATTGTCATAGTGTATGTGACCTTCGTGATGTCCGCCACCTTTTTTTGAAAATTCTTGAGCCCACAGCTCTGTCCAAATCAATTCGTATTGAGATAAGTCATAACCAAAGTTATCTAAAACATTCCAACTAGTAGCTCCAACATAGTCTTGAAACTCTTTTATATCAGGATCTCCAATTAAACTTGTAGAATGATGAGACATAGTTATATCCCCTACTTTCTTTTTCCAATCTTTTTCTCTTTTTTTAATTGATTCTTTATTATTCTTTTTAGCTTTTTTAATATATTTATCACAAACCTTATCCAAATGTTTTACCCACTCGGGAATCTCAATGTGATAAACAGGAGTTTGAAAATAAATTGAGTTTTGAAGATTATCTTGTTTTGACATATTATCTAAATGGATATCCTAACGACCAAATCACTAATGAATATCTTGTTCCTTTCGTTACGGGCTTAACTCTATGCCACAAATGTGACGGAAATATGATAACACTTCCTCTAGGTTTAAAGTGTTTTGTTGTTTTTATTGTGTGTCGTGCATCTTCGTGCATTCTTGGTTGTATTTCTAAATCCCCACCTTTGTAATCTTTTGGATCTGACAGTTGTACGATGCCAGATATTTTTCTAATCTTGCCATGAAAATTAGGGTCACCGGGATTATCATATGGCACAGGCATTGGGTCTTGGTGCCAATCATAAAATTGATTTGGTTTATATTTAGTAAACTGCATTGACTCAAAATAATTAATATCAAAATTCCACCCAGCATTTTTATTTGCAATGTGGAAGAACGGAGTAATTTGATCATATATCCATTTATCGTTTAACCAAACTATATTTGAGTCTCTGTGTTTCTTTAAATTTTTTAAATCTTTTTTATTTAAATGTTTTGCAATATCTGCATTTTCTTTAATTTTTGAATTTCTTTTTTTAATTTTCTTAGAAACACCACCAGTTATTCCAATTGTTTCTTTCTTAGAATTTGCGTGTCTTATTAAATCATCACAAAAACGATCTCCTAGTCTAGATGTAAAATACCAGTATGCGTTTTTTAAATTCATAATAAATCTATTGCTATTGAATACCTTTTAATTTTTTTAGGAGAGTAGGGTTGTGAATGTATTTTACTTGCATCAAATACCAATAAAGAATTTTCAGGACACTTTGTAGATGTAATTTTGTCATAACTGTATTTCTCATTTCTAAATATTGTACCCAAATTATCAGGATTTTTTAAAAAGTAAACAGCTGATATTGTAGCAGCTGGATGGTTGTGCCAGTTTATGATATCCCCCTCTGAATAATTGGCCCATGAATATTGTATAGACATATCTTTGAAATATTTTTGTAAAATTTTTTTATAGAAATGTTGGGTTTCAGGGTGGGTATGTAAATCCATAGGTGTTTGTAAACCAGGGACTTTGTCATTCCAATACTTAACTTTTGTTTTTACAAACTTTAATAATTTTTTACGATCTTTTTCTTCTACTATGTTTTTATATAGTTTCATTAGGTTTGCAAAAGTATATTACCCGCAATAGACATTCTAGTTTTATTGGTACCATAAAACGGGTATACAACATGCTGTAATTGTGCAGGGAATAATACTATACGT